GAGTGGCGCGTGATGTGGGGTATGACCCTGCTGGCAAACTTATTCTCACTAGTCCACATTTTTCCACTCATAATTGTTTGCCCATCGAACAACTGAATAAAGTGTATAACGCAGTGGACATTGGGCTCAACACTTGCATTGGCGAAGGATGGGGCCTGGTAAATAGTGAGCACGCTGCTACAGGCGTAGCGCAAGTGGTGCCCGACCATACAAGCCTCAAAGAGATCTTCAATGACGTTCCTCGCATTGCTTGTAACGGTTCCGAAACTGATAGAAACTATGGACTGGAGCGCTTGCTGCCTGACCCTAGCAGTGTTACTGATATTCTCAATGGTTACTACGAAGATCGTAATTCTTTGAAAGCGGCTGGCAATTGGTGCTATGAGCGCATCCATGAGCGGGAATTTACTTGGCCTGTGATTACCAAAAAGATGCTGCGCATCGTGGAAGAAGTGCTAAATCAAAAGCCAAGTGACCAAGAATTCAAAGGCTTTGGCACCCCTGCAAAAATCGTTTAATTATCATGCAAGTATCACAAATCTTTCTTTCTGATGATGGTGCGGAACTGTCACCATTCTTGGGCCATGCTGTTGGCACGGTGCAGGAAGCATTTTCTGGAGCTAACTATCAGCTCTATACAAAAGAAACCCTCCGCGATTTTATTCAAGACAACTATGGCAAGGAAGTGGTGGCGGCTTATGACTCCCTTAAGCCTTATGCCTACAAAGCTGACCTAGGACGCTATTGCCTGTTGAACAAGCTTGGCGGATGGTATGTAGACATTGGAGTGAGACTGGTGCATCCCGTGGATGTGGGGCCACGTATTCAATTCTTAGCCTTTCGGGACATCCAGCGCTTTAGCTTCACCTCATGGGCCTGTTCCATTGGCATCCTTTATTCGCAGCCCAACAACCCCGCGCTGCAATTTGCCATTGAAGCTATTGTCAACAATTGTCAGGAGCAATACTATGGCATTACGCCATTGTGCCCCACTGGTCCCACAATGCTTGGCGCTGCATTAGCTGCTAACGGTGGACAGTCTGATTTCGTTTATGGCGATTATCTAGAGCTAACTGCCAATCATCAAAACAAGAACCGAGCGTTTGTACTCCCCGACGGTACGATCATGGGATGGGGGAAACCCACCGACGGCGGAGACTTGAAGGGGCTTGGTGCGAAGGGCACTAATAATTACAACGAACTCTGGGCGCAAAAGCAAGTGTATGGTGCCTTCCAATGAACGGCAGACTGATTCGCGTTGGCATTCCAACCCTGCATTGCTATAACAGGCTCACAAGGCTCCTGCAAGCCTTAGACGACTCTTCATGCTCAGACTTCACTTTGGACTTTACCATCGTTGACAATGGTGGCAAACTTGCTGAGTCGTCATGGATGGAACAAATTTCAGCTCTTAAAAGCGAAGTACACATTCTGATACCTCCTAAAAATCTAGGAGTATCAGCATCATTCAACTTAATGTTGCGCCGACTGGGGCAATGCATTATTGCGAACGACGACCTCATGGTATCGAAGGAAGACATTGGTGCATTGGTGCAGAAAGCTGATGAATGCCCTGAAAGCATGTTCGTTGGAGAGCATGAAGGGGGCTGGACAATATTCTGGGCAAATCGTCCAGGCAAGTGGCTGGCCATGGGTGGATTCGACGAGAATTTCTACCCTGCCTACTACGAGGACAACGATGCGGATAGGCGACTAGCGCTTGCTGGCCTCCATCGCACCAAGGTGTTGCTACCAAGCTGGAGTCATGACAACAGTAGTACGCTGTATGACGGCTCTGCGGAGCACAAGCAGGCGCACTGGGTTTCCTTCCATGAGAATGGGTTGTATTATCAGCGCAAGTGGGGCGGTATGCCTGGCTCCGAAGTTTTCACCACACCATTTAATTCCTGATCATGAGCGGTACTTTGCTTGACCTTGGTTTCCAGCCGTTGGTCAATAACCTATGTAACAGCGCAAACGAGGCGCTGGAGGCAGAACGCTTTCCACTGAGGGCCGTCTATGAAGATGATTTGACAATTCATCTTGACACGGAAGTACCCCCCGAGAAGCTGTACGCGCATTATTTATACAGGAGCGGCGTTAATCGTCCCTACATTGAACATTGCAAAGAGCTTTACAAAAGCCTTTCTTATCTCAACATGGGAACAGTGATTGACGTGGGTGGGAATGATGGCACCCTGTTAAATGCTTTTAGGGAAACTTCTAAAGAGATTGACTTCTGGAGTGGCATTAAGCCCAAGCAATTCATCAATGTTGACATTAGTCAAAACCTCAAGGAAATAAATGAAGAGGCAGGTAACACTTATGTGTGCGGTCAATTCGACGACACTATGGACCTACCAAAGGCAAATATTATTGTCTCCACTAATGTCTTTCAACATACCAAAGACATTCATGCGTTTTTGCGTGGCATTGTTAAGTGTCTCAATGGCGTGTGGGTGTTGGAGTTTCCTTATACTTTGACCACGCTAGAAACTCTACAATTCGACCAGTTCTACCATGAACATTATTATTACTGGCTCGTTTCGCCATTAGTTAACTTATTTGAAGAGTATGGTCTAAGGATTATTTTTGCAAAGCATTTTCCCATTCATGGTGGAACAATGCGCATGTGGATGACTAACTCTCCTATGGGGCCAGGCATTGATAGCCTCATTGCAACAATGGAAAAGAAAGAAAGGCAAATTGACTTTGATGCCTTCAATGGCAAATGTCAAAAGCAAATGAATACTTGTATCGACTTCCTGGATGGCTTGAAGGGGCGCACTGTTTTCTTCGGTGCTGCGGCTAAAGGATGCGTCTTCCTTGATGCCATTAAATGCTCTCTTAAGACCATGCCAGACTCTTTCATCATTGATGACACTCCAGATAAGCAGGGCTTATTCGTGCCTGGTACTGGCTTTGAAGTTTGTACCAGGGATAGGCTCGCTAAAGAAAAGGTTGATAACATTGTGATACTTGCTCACAATTTCGCCGATTACATTGCAGCATCTTTATGTCGTAATTTTTCAGGCAATATTTACACTTGTCTTCCCACCATCGTTCATTTCTAATCATGGCTCTTTCTGAAAAAACTGCAGCGCCCAAGATTGATGAGATCCTCGCTGCGCAAAATATTTGTGGCTTTGAAGCACCAGGCGGCACTGACAAACAAACTATTCATTCCTATGGTCCTGTCTATGAAGCTTTGCTTTCTCCATTGACCGACAAAGCTTGCACCATTCTGGAAGTAGGCGTAGCTCACGGCGGTTCAATGCTGCTTTGGCACGAACTGTGCCCCAAGGCACGCATCATTGGCATGGACATTCAAAATGCAGTGCATCCCAGCATCTTCCCACGTATGAAACCAGAGCGTTTTGCCTTTCTCATGGGCGATGCTTATAACGACTATGCAGTGGGACAAGTGAAAGCTGTCACTCCTGATGGCATTGATTTTGCCATTGATGATGGTCCGCATTCGCTGGAAAGCCAGCAGCGCTTCTTGCAACTATATGTGCCATTGCTTAATCCTGGTGGCATCGCCGTCATTGAAGACATTCAGGACTATGGATGGCTGGACTCCCTGCTGCCTTTGGTTCAGGAAGATTTCTCCTCGGAAGTGGTTGACATTAGGAGCGTCAAGGGACGTTATGACGATCTTATGCTGGTATTAAAGCGCAAATAGTTTAATGACGAAAAAGCAGAAACAGGCCAAAATTGCCTTGGTTATGCGCGAATTTGCCGAGGGCAAGCTTACAAGCAGCGGCGAGCCCGTAAAAAGTAAGCAGCAGGCACTAGCCATTGCTCTCAGCGAAGCGGGCATGAGCATGAAGAAAAAAGATGCAAGTGAAGTATATCTAGAAGCTTATGTTGATGCTTTTATGGAAGAGCGGGGAGATGCCGAATCATTTTCCCCGCCATCGTCTGTACGGGCCGCAGCGCGTCGCGGCCTAGAACTACGCAAGAAGCATGGCAAAGGCGGCCTGACGACGCAGGAAGCTGGCAAGCAGGGCATTGGCAGCGGCGTTGCCAGAGCTACAAGCTTGGCCAACGGTGAGAAAGTCAGTTATGAGACGATCAAGCGCATGTCAGCATTTTTCTCAAGGCATGAAAAGAATAAGAGCGGCGGAGAAGATGATGCAGGGCGAATCGCTTGGGCGTTATGGGGCGGAGACGCTGGCAGGTCATGGGCGAATCGAATCATTAAGATGGTTGAAAGTCGGCAATCAAAACAATGAGCGAATACGTACGGGTGATTGAAGAAGAGGAAGAAGGCATTGGCGTGATGAAGTCGTTGGCTATTCTTTCCGCCAACGAACATCGCGATACTTCACAGTGGAGACTAGTTGAAGAGCAGCATTTTAAAAATGGCCGCCTCGATGAAACTCACATCTTTGTCAGAAGTTTCTACGACAAGCCTCATGACTATTTTGAACCTACAAAGTTCCTAACTTTTGAAATTGAAGCAATGGCGAAGGCATATATTATGGACAATTTGGAGGATCAGCTTGCTGAAATTCGCGGCGAGGACGACGACGACGACTAATAAACTTTAACAATGAAATTGGGAAGGCCAAGTAACCACAAAAAAGTTTCGCCGTAAAGACTACTTAGCGTAGCGATTTGCACAGCAGATGGTTCACTTTGGCCTTTTTCCATTCGATGATAAGTCGCCTGCCCAATATGCAACGCCTTGGCAACGTCTCGCTGAGAAAGCCCGCTATTTTCTCGCAATTGCCTGATGCGCTCTGCTACCAGCAGTTTTCTTTCCAGGTGAGACATGGCAATGGCAGTGCCTTGGTCGGTTGATACTTTCATGGCAAAGGCAGTTTGCATATAGTCCAACCCAAAGAATGCTTTCTTTTCCCTGACAGCACTTGTATCAAATTCTTTTCATTTAGTCCATGATCCCTGCATGCACTCTTAAGGTTAAGCGTTACTATTATTAATCCGTCTGGACCTGTCAGCTCATAGAAGAAACCCTTGCCTCCAATAGATCTTGCTTGACCAATTTTGTAATTTCTTAAAAATTTTTGCTGTGGACTAAGCGATTGATAGGCATCTGGAGGGCGAGTAAATCCAGTACTTGTCTGCCTGCTGCGATTTGCAAAATGTGGATTACGGTCAACTTGATAAAAATTGTGCAACAAAATCTCTGCCTGTAAAGCCTCTTTCTCGGTGTCAAATACCGCAAGTACAATTTTTTCGGTCGGATGAAAAGTCTTGTCGGTAAAACTGCCCATATATGAATCCACTTCTGGCAACACTTTAGAACTGCGTTTCCCTATGTACCCACGTCCCCACTCCTCGTAGGAGTAATACACGTAGTGCCATTTTTCCGCCATTTTGATTCTCATATGAATCACTTAACCTACTATAGCACGAGTGAGCTGATAGCATAAGTATATGGATTCACTCAATTGTTTCCGTTACGACGTATCAACCATCCAGAACTATGAGTTCACGGATGAGGGGTATTTGCGCGTAAAAGCGCGAATTGCCCGCACTGGTATTCAGTCGTACACGGACGCAAATGGTGGTATCCGCTTGGAGTACAGACCAGAAGAAGAAGTGGCTGCCAGTGCAGCCTTGGATAGCTTCAGGGAAAAATGCGTAACAAAAGAGCACCCACCAGTACTCTTGGACGCATCTAATACAAAAGACTATGCAGTGGGTTTTACCAGTGCAGATGTTTCGTATTCCGAAGGCTTTGTTGAATCCACTCTGACGGTAACTGATAAAGAAACCATTGACGAAATCATGCGCGGAAACGTGCGCGAAGTGTCTTGTGGTTACAAAGTTGATTATTCGCCAGAACCAGGAATCACTTCTGACGGCCAACATTACGATGGCATTCAGAAAAATATTCGTGGAAACCATGTGGCAATTGTCAACAGAGCTAGAGGTGGGGCGCAAGTTCGCCTCATGCTTGATTCAGCGGATGCCGCTGTTAATGTTTTAATCAACCACTCAACAGGAGTCATTATGGCCGCAAACAGTGCGTTCGATGGCGTTTCCTTTGAGGCTGATCCGGCGCTGGCCGCTGCGATCTCTGCCGAGCGCGATGACGCGAAAGGCAGCTACGCCGATATGAAGCGCAAGTATGAAGATGCCATGGCTGAAGCTTCCAAAATGAAGGAAGAAATGGACGCCATGCAAAAAGAAATGAAAGGTAAGACCGACTCTGCCGAAGGGCGGGCCGATGCCCTTTCCGAAGAAGTGGAAAGCCTCAAGCTTGATCTTGACGCTGCTAAGCAAGTGAATGTAGACAGCCTTGTTGAAGAGCGCATTGCGCTAATTGACAAAGCTCGTACTTCCCTTGATTCCGCCTTTGATTTTACGGGCCTCTCTGCTCGTCAAATCATGGAAGCTTCTATTAAGGCCACTCGTGGTGACGCTGATCTGTCGGAGCGTTCCGATGATTACGTGACCGCCATGTTCGACACTCTTGCTGAATCTGCCCCTCGTGGTGATTCTGCTTCCACTGAAGAACTGCGTAAAGCCGTTGCTTCTATTGCTTCTCCAATGTCTGCTCCTTCGTCCTATATGGACAAGTTGCAGAATGCTTGGAAATCCCCTCTCTCCGTCTCTAAGGAGCGCTGACCCATGGCCGTAACTTTTTCTGCGTCAGGGACCGCTTCCGCTGGTGGTGTGCAACAGAGCTATGCTCTCGTTCACGCTGCGCTTCTGGAAGGCCAACTCTCTGATATTCGCGACAATACCATTGGCACCTACATCAACGAAACCAACGCCGTTCTGGCTTATGGCAATGTTGTGGTGTTCAACTCTGCTGGCACCGTTGCCAACTCTGCTAAGACCATTGCATCTGCTTCTGACATCGTTCAAGGCGTAAACGTCCTCACCTATGTGGACGAAAAAGCTGTAGATGCCAACAGTCGCCCTGGTGTTAAAGACGAGCAAGTGCTCAACGTCGCCAACGAAGGCGCTGTTGCTGTGTTTGTTCATGGTTCGGTGACTCCTGCCACCGCCGTGCGCGTCATTCACACTGTTTCTGGCGTTCAATACCCCGGCCAGTTCCGTGCTGCCGCTCTCGCTGGCAAAACTGCCGTCCTGACGAATGCCCGTTATCTCTCTTCCGTCACTGGCTCTGGCTTGGCGATTGTTGAGTTGAACGGTCCTTCGTTCACCCTCACCGCTGACACCTGATAGGAGGCCCTACTAATGTCTGATTTTCGCATGGACGAAGCGGGCCTGTTTCTTGAGCGTCAGCTTGAGTACATCCGCCCCCAAATATTTGAGGTGGCTTATGCCGACATCAAATATCCCACCCTGCTGCCTGTAACTAGCGAAGCTGGCCAAGGCGCACAAACCTTCACCTACCGCATCATGGACTCCACTGGAGAGTTCAAGCTGATTGCGGATGCTGCTGATGACCTGCCCCG